TGTTTGGCTGTATCAGCGGACGGGGCGAGAAGAATGGATACCAGGTAACTATTCACGGGCGCATCATAGTGACCGACAGTTATTACCTGTGGTTCGTCAACACCTGTGACGAGCCGATGTTGTTTCGCTTGAAATACATCGACAGCTTTTATGCCGTGCCCGAGGGGAAAAGATTAATAAAATTGCCGCGCAAGTTTAAAAAATACTTAACTTTGAAGTATGAAAACAAGCGAGGCATGGATGATGTTTCTGATGATCCTGGCGATTGACGAGTGCCACATCTACCTGCTTCAGCAATCAATGTGGGCCAACTGAAATGAAGATTGCGATACTCACACCCACCCGCGGACGGCCTTACGGACTTTTAAGGCTATATGAAAGCCTGGCGGCGACCATCTCCGGCAAGCATCAATTTATATTTGTTTATTATGTTGATTCTGATGATGAAAAATTATCAGAATATGAACAATTAATATTTACGGAACACGATAATATTGAAATCATGTATTACCGTGGCCCGAGAATGATAATTGCCCAAACGTTTAATTATATGGCAAGTCAGCTTAAAGATGACGATCTGTATTTTATGAACGGAGCCGACGATATGGTATTTGATACAATGGCATGGGACGATATTTTAAGCACACGCATTCTTAATCACGCTTATGGCCTTTATTATTTCGATGATGGTATCCAGCATGAGGGTATGGCTACATTCGCTATTGTGTCACAACACTGGATAAAAAAAATAGGATATTTCTTTCCCGAACATATCATGCACAATTTTATTGATACATATATCCATGATGTTGCTAAAAGAGCCGGTACGCTAGTATATATCCCCGAAGTAAAATTAATACATCACCACTTTACGCTTAACAGCGCGCTTCTTGATAAGACATACCAGGATGCAGAACAATACTGGGGACATGACCTCGAGGCTTTTGAAACATCCGTCGAAAAGCGTATGCAGGAAGCCGAGCTGATTAAAAGCCTTATTCAATGAAACTTTATTCGGTTTGTCATAAGGAATTTAGTAATGATATCGTCAACAGACTGACTGCGGAAGAACGTCAGCATATCGTGAGCTACATTGTCAATGAGAACTATCCTAAAGACTACACTCATTTTTCGGGTCTTGTTGATCATATTCATGAGTTTAGGCTTGAGAATTATAACCCGAAATACCAAAGGAATAGTTTTCATGAATACAGCGCGATAGCTCACCTATATCTTAATCCATCATTAACTGAAGGAATGACCCATGTTGGAGTGTTACACAGTGATATTATCATGCAAAGGGGATGTGTCGAGGAGATACTCGAAGCACTTGTAATTAACCCTAAAACAATCTTCTGTGACACATTATTCCGGCCTCCACCAAGAAATTCTAACGTAATAACCCCTCCCTTGTGGCTGACTACAACGCAGGCAGATTTCCTTGCAAGATATGTATCTGAAAGAATACTGCCTGTCAACATGGAGAGAGTTTATACGGAGGGGTGGATAGGCGGCATGGCTATTGCTGAGAATGAAGTCTTTCTCAGGTTCGGTGAGTTTCTTAATAAGTATT